GTACTAGGCACACTGGTCAACTGGTGCAAACAACAGGGCATTCCTGAGGATCAAATTGTAAACCGTAAAGCCAAGGGCGGCAAGCCTGCCATGTTAGATGGTTGGATTGATCAGACTGGAATTGAAGTACATTTCAAATGCCCCATCAACGGCGATCCCAAACAGGGATTTGTGCAAGTAGACTTCAACTTCTTAAACGACTTGAAGTGGAGCCGGTTCATGCTTGCAGCCATGCCCGATGGCAGTGCTTTCAAAGGTGTTGACCGTGCTGTGTTGTTCAACAGCATTGGTAAAGTACTGGGCGTCAAAGTCAACGTCAACAGCGGAGTACATGATCGTAGTACCAACGAACTGGTCACCAATGATCCTGCCAAAATGGCTCACTTGTTGATTGGTCCCACAGGCACCATTAGTGACCTAGCTGGAGTAGAAAGCACTATCGCAGCACTACGCAACGATCCGCAACGTGACGCCAAACTGCATGACTTTGCCAACTATTTGAAGACCTCGGGACGCGAAATGCCCACACTGGAAGACAGCGCACATCCCAACAACTGGTTCCGTTATATTAATCAGAGACTCAAATAATGTTGCTTGAATTTGTACAATACTTGACTGAGGCAGCACGTACTCCGCACCCCGAAGACTTTATCTTTAGCGGTAGTGAAAGTGCCATGGATGCCATCAATGGTATTGTGAGCGCAATCGACCAGCCACAGACAGTCACTATCAAGTGGGATGGAAGCCCTGCTATAGTGTTTGGACGTAGAACAAGTGATGGCCGGTTCACAATGAACTATAAAGAGTACATTGGTGTGCCCGGCGGCCAAGTTACTACAGCACAAGAACTGTTAGATTTTTACATCAAAAACGGAAAGAATATTGAAGTAGCACGTAAATTAGCGTCTGCTTTTAACGCCGTAGGTTCAATTTGTCCCCCATCGTTCCGTGGCTTTGTGCAAGGCGATTTGATGTGGACTGAACCCTTACAGCCCATAGAGGGCAAATTTGTATTCAAGCCCAACCCGCACGGCGTTACCTACAAGGTGCCTGTTGACACAGAAGTAGGTCAAAAAATTGCAGGACGACAGGTAGGCATTGCTGTACACAGCATGGGCACAGATGTAGAGAACAACAAAGAAACTCCACTGGTTGGACGTCACAGCATGAACGGTCTAGAAGGCCTGGCAGACAGCACTCAGTGGTGTACAGTATTCACAGGCAACATGGGTATTACCTTCAAGATGAAACGCCCTGTCAAAGTTGAAAACGCAGCCCGTGCAGCAGTTAAGAAATTTGCAGCCTTAGGTGGAGATGACTTTCTTGGCAGCATCACAGGCTCTAGCAAGGCCACACTACAGACCTATTATAATCGCAAGGTGACAGGACAGGCAGTTGGGCCCGAATGGCTACAGACTAAACTGAGCAAACCACAATATGCAGTGATTGCCAGTGACGAAAATAAACCCGTTATACAGGCATTAGATGCTGTGTACAGTGCAATAACTACGCTGAAAATGGCAGTTCTAGAACAACTAGAACCACAAGTTGGCAGCATAGAGCAGTATGTTGGAGACACGCCCAAAGGCGAGGGATTTAACATTGATACTCCCAGCGGATTTATCAAGTTGGTAAACCGTGGGGTATTTTCAGCGGCAAACTTCGCAGGAAGAGCCTAGTATTTTAGCGCAAGAGCTAAATAAAAGTATGCAGCCCATGAGGCTCATTTAATTAAAAGGAAAAACAAAATGGCAGTATTTACACGTATTAATGGTGACGCAGCAGGCGTCGTACAAGTTGACGCAGGTCGTGCTTTTGCTAACGCATCGATTATCAACACAGGTATCGCAGCACCTTTGACATCTTACAAGATTCTTTTGGCAGCAGGCGCTCCAAGTGGTTCTTATGGTAACTTGGCAGCTGAGTTGACAACTGGTGGTGCAGTTGAAACTATCCTACGTTGGGTTGAAGGCAATGCTTCTGTATTGGCTTACCAAGTCGACGGTACAAACTCAGCTGGTACATCACAAATCAACATCTTGGTTGAACGTAGTGGTTGGGCAACTGACTCGGCATTGGCTTATGTTATTCAAAGCGGTGCAGGTCAATGGGCTCCTGCAACTGGTGGTAACATCGGTGCTACAGGTAACATCTGGGCAAGCAGCAACAGTATCACAGTTACATCAACTGGTGGTATCAAACTAGCTTAATAGTTTTTATAACTATAACAAAAACCCACTTCGGTGGGTTTTTTGTTGACTAAATATTCACATGCAGAGCAACGTAGAATATTATCGTTTATACACCTTGGTTGATATAACACAGACCAACGTTACTCGCGGGCCCGATACACTAGAGCGTGAACAACAACGCAATTTTGACACAGTTCTGCAGGCCATTGGACTCATTACTCAGCCACAGCAATTGGCACCTCCTGTGGCCACATCAGCACACATGGAATGGCTAGAGTTTGGAGAATACTTCCAAGGTGAACAGCGTGTTTGGGTATGGCAGTTTGCTACCGAGCACAGTGACATATTCACCATTGGTACCAACCCTGTGGGACGCTTGGCCAACGCATTTGATCAGGTGCCCATCATTTGTGGCCTAGACGAAACAGCACGTTTCATGCTGCCCATATTCTATCCTTATGGTGCCATCAAGAACATATACTTTAAAAAAGGCTATTGGGACATAAATAACGTATAAGATGCTACTGGCACCTACTCTGGCTCACTTTATGGCTCATCCTTACGGCAACAACTAAAACAGCATCAACCCCTTTGAAAGAATAGATAGTGATGAAGCCGACCGAAATAGAGAAGCAGAACCTTGAGGCGCACGTAGAAATTTGTGCAGTGAGGTATGCCAGCTTGGAAACAAAATTAGACAACTTAGAACATCGCATAGACAAAGTCGAGTTGCACCTTATCGACATCAAAGACCGCTTGGTGGCCAGTTTGCAAACATCGCAACCGCAGCAACCTAAAGCGGATGCCCCTAAAGCGGATGCCCCCAAAGAGAGTGCTGATCCCTACAAAACCATGATTGCCATTGGCACCACAATTATCGGCGTATTAATTACAGGCATAATCACACTACTGGTCAAACTTTCCTAACATGCGTATCGTAGAACTATTAAATAACTTGACACTGCCAATAACCAACGAAGAAGCTGAAATATTGGACATGTTCAATGAGACCAAAGAACTACACAAGTCAAAGCTAGATCCCAGACATCAGCTCATAGCAAATCAACTAGTCAACAAAGACGTACTATACAGAATCAATGAAAACGGTCGCATCATCTACAAAAAACGAATCAGCGGATCTAGCAGAAGTTAAAGCCATAATCAAGGCCACTGCTCTCTACTTGAGCCAATGGACTGAACAACAAATACATCAACTCAGCATAGGACAAAAAACGCCCTATATATGGCCTTTGGGAGACCTGGGCTATGTAGTAGGGCGTTATCGTGTCTTAAACGATCACGGAGTTTGGCAACTACGCAACAGCGACAACCAGTTGATACAGAACTTCACAGACAAGCTGAGTGCAGTGTTCTACACCTTGTGCTATCAAAGTCAACGCTATAATGTGGCCGACAGTATAGCACTGGCAGATGCCTCGGTACTACGGTTAAGAAACGATATACAGCACTATGAATCTAGTGTAAAACGTGCTAAAATAGCAAAACAGTATGATAAAGCAGACATATGGACAGCAAGATTATTTGATGCACGTCTACAGCTCAGTAACGCCAATAATCAATTGCAGAAATCTTTATCACATGCTAAATATATAAAATATTGGGAATAACAACCATGCGTTTATCAGAAATGAGCAATCAGCCTAGAGCTAACAAAATTAACCGAGTAGTCGAGAGCCGTTTTGGTTTTAAAATTGACTATGCAAACATGACGTTTAAAAAAGCCTACAACATCGTTCAAGGCCTTAATGAAACGTTGGACCGTGCCAAACGTACACACGGCGTACACACAGCAGAACAAAATCCACAATACATGGAAATGTTCATGGTGCGTGAAAGCCTAAATCGTTGGATGGTTGAAAACCGTCAACAACTGATCACAGAAAGCGAAATGGCCAAAGCTGAAGCTACACTAGCAGCTAAAGACATGGTTGACAGCATTCAAGACATGTTGGAAAAGATCGGCAAAATGCAAAACGAGCAGTTGCCAGCACTACTAGACACAATCCGTGATCAAATTGGTGACCAACAAGCCGAAGCATTCAAAGGCGCAGTAACTCCATTGTTGCAACAACTATGGCAACAACTGAGCGATGGACGTACCAGTGCAGACAACGCAGCACGTCAACTAACTGGCGAATCTACACCGGACATGAATATGGGTGGTGACATGGGTGCCATGGGCGGTGCTCCTGCTCCAGCAGCTGGTATGGGCGATATGGCCGCTCCTGCTCCAGAAGGCGGCGACGAGTTTGCAGCAACTGGCGCAGCAGCCGGTGGTACAGAAGAACTAGGCCGTGAACGCCGT